CTGCGACAGCATCAGCTAGCCCGTCATTGACGAGCCATGCCAAGTCACGCGCAGCCGCCTGCTCAATCCGTAGCAGTGCGGCAGATGTAACCGGAGACGCATGGAGCATTGCCTGCGTCTCGCCTCGAATCTGACGGGATGGCTCGGTCTCGAGACGGTTCCCCCAGTACTGGCTGGGCGCTGTCGCCTCGGTCCCATCGTCGGAGCTATTGCCGCCGAACTGACTCAGGTAGGCCGCGGTCGACAGCCCGTAGTCGATGGTTGGTCTACCAGCAACGATCCGCAGGTCGCCGCCATTGTCGGTTTGCTCCAGGAGGATGTCAGCCATCAGACCGCTACCAGATTCCCAAACGCGCCCCACGCACTTGGCGAGTCGCACGCAATGGCGACCGCTCCGACATTCGCCAGCGATCCAGTCCCGCCAGGTATTCCTGACTCGAGAGTCGCGACCAGTTCGTTGCCGAGTTCACCAATCAGGCCCGAGAACCGCCAGACGGACAGGCCGCCACCCGAGAGCGACGCGGAAATGTTTCCCTGTAGGTCCAGCAGGACATCGATCTTACCGAGCAGCGCTTCGAGCTCGGCTTGGATGCTGACGTCGATCTCAACGAGACTGCCGATTGCCGCGCTCAGGTCGAGGTTCAGGCCTGCGTTCAGCAGTTCGCCAACCGAGGGGAGCCCGACGCCGAGCGATAGTTCCAGGTTGGCCTCTAGCGCCAGTCTGGTGCCATTAAGCTCCGCGAGGTAGGCCTCGATCTCCAGCATCGGGAGACGGAGACCAGTGACAACCTCACCACCAGTGAGCGACCCGACGAACTCGACCTCACCTGGCGATGGGCTCCCGACGTTGAACCCGCGACCGAACGAATTCCAGGACGCTCCGTCCTCGCAGACGATGACGAGCCCGGATACCGTCTCGTCCCGCGTGATGCCTCCGGAGCTCCTGGTGAGTGCGGAGTCCAGGCGAACTCCAAAAGCCTGGCAGGGGCCGCGGTAGGCCCATTCTGCGATGCCTCCTGCGGAGAGCCCCACCGTAAGCACCCCGGAGATAGACGCCAGAAGTTCGATCTTAGGGATGATCAACCCGAGCTTGGCGACGATGTCAGCGTTTGCCGACGCGCCAACCGAAACCCATGCCGCCGGGTTGAGTAGCGCAGCGAGCGACCCGACGTTGAGGTACGCTCCGGCCGCCGCTGTGAATCCTGTGATGTTCGGCGGGACGTTGACCGCCATCGTGGCCTTGCCAGCAATGGCCGCCTGGAGCTCAGGCACCAGCGACTGGAGGCCTGCGATCTTCGCGGCGATTCCTGGCAGAGTAGCGACCAGTCCTATCTGCAGCCCGTTGGTTGGCAGGCTGCCGACATACTGGAGCGTCACGCAGAGACCTTGCTCTGTCGCCTGAGAATCTGGCCAATCGCGGTGTACCCACCTGGAGCCACCTGGGTCGGGTTCAGCGGGACAGCTGGTGACCCTGGGGCAGCGCAGACCAGTGTCGGCACAACGACGGCCACGAGGTCTCCAGCCGTAGCGACTGGGGCCGAGCCGTCTCCGAGCCTGACATCTGGTGAGTCGATGACCACCGGGGCGTCCGTCTCGATTCGGATGGTGCCGTCCCGCTTGAGCCAGATTGTCCCGACGATGGCTCCGTCTTCGTCGCGAGCGTAGAGTCGCTTCTCCCCAGGTAGGGCTTGCCCTTCGTTCTGCGGGTCGTGGTAGCCGGTGATCTGTTCTTCGCCGTTCCCGACCCCTTCCACAGAATGGGCGAAGTCCCCAGGGAGTGGAGGAGAGTCGTCGCCGCTTGGTCCGTAGTGGTCCGCGTTGGCGGTGTCGTTGCTGCCTCGAGACAGACCCACCGACAGGACCGGGATGCCTTGGATCATGCGGCGCGTTGCCGCGACCACTTCAGCTATTCGGCCCATGGTAACACCTTCGGGGCTACCCCTGAGAACGCGCCGAGCATGACCAGATCAAGCGATGCGGTCTGCTTCGATCCGTCGGCCTTCAGGTGGACGTCGCGAATCAACAACTCCGTCCGCTGGTAGACCATAGCATGCGGCGCTAGCAGGGTGACCGTCGTGTTCGGTTTCCACAGCTGGCCGCTTGGGTCGCGCCATGTCGGAATGTCCTTGATGGTCCACGCTGCCATGTTCCCGAACATCCGTCCCAGCTTGGTCTTCGTCGCCGTCTTCGTGTCCGATGGCTCGCTAGCGTCGAGCTCGAACGAATGCGGCCGCAGCCTGTACACCCACGGGTTTCGCTCCGTGTGGTGCGTCCCCTTCCGCCCGCGCTTGGCGTGCGCGTATCCCGTCACCTCGGAGTAATACTCGCGCGCGGTGAACTTCGCCTCGGCGGCACCCACCGGAGGCACGTCTTCCTCGAAGTCTGCCACCGGAGACCCGGACTCGATCGACTTCCAACACAGAACCTTCCCATCGGATGTGTCCGTGAGGACGAACCCACGTTGCTGTGCCACCTTCGTCAGGAGGTCTTGGGGCGAATCGGTTGGCTCCAGCTTGAGCTTCTCAATCTTCGCTCCCTCTTCCCCGCGTAGCTCGAACCCCAGTCCGAACGGGCGCAGAAGCGCTGTCGCAACAGCCCTCAGTTTGACGTCTTGGAACGTCAGTGGGTTTGCCGTCTGCGGCTCCATGCAGTCTTCGAGCTGCCCCGGAAGAGCGTAGCCGGTTACCGAAACGGTGCTCGAGTCGTTGTCGAAACTCGGAACAATGTCGACGGTGATACCGGTGAAGATTCGCTCTCCGCCAATCTCGACGACCAGATCGCGATACTCGAATGGGCGGAATAGCTCCCTAATCTCGGACCGTGTCGGATCGAACGGAGCCAGAACGGACACCGTCGAATAGGTGTCGATGGACCGCTCAACAGACAGGTCCGTCCACCCGACGATTGGAAACCCGCCAATCGTCAGCGAGACCTCATCAAGCGAAGTAGACAATTCGTCGCCCCCGCGGGATTGAGAGAATCTCGTCTGCCGTCAATGAGTTCTCGTCGATGAGCCTGTCCAGCGTCGCATTGTCGACCGAACTATAGAGCTCCGAGCAGAGCTCGACAAAGTGCCGGTCTCGGCCGAGCACCACGGCTCGCTCTGGAAGAAGCGTGAAGCTCAATTCGACGAGCATCTGCGTAGCGGCGGACACCGCACCACGAATCTCACGAATCGCTGGAGAGTCGCTCTGGTAGGTCCCAGCGACAGGCACGCCGAGCAGTGCAGCGAATCCCAAGTCTCGCCATGCGATGAGAGCCGCTAGCATCGTCTCCAGTTGCTCCACGGCCCGCATTGCCTGCGCCCGTGTTCTCAGCTCCGTGGACGCCGCGCGTGTGCCAAGCACTGCCCCGGACACCCCGCTCATCGCCGTCAGGTCTGCCGCATGGAACCCGTTACCGGCTGACGCCCGGGTGTGCTCCAGTACCCCGCCATTCGCGAGCCCGCGGCCTGGATTGCCAGCGTCCGAATCGAAGATCGAATCCAACATCAGACCATATCCGTCGAGCCTATCCAGTAGCCCACCAACGGCGCGCCCAGGGGCGTTGACCAGATCAACGATCTGACGAGCAAGAACTAGCGGCTTCCCGACGAACACGTCCATCGCCATGTTGACGACTTCAACAGCATCGCCGAACCCGCGCCGGACGTCCATCACGATATCCGAGACAGTATCGAAAGCGTCGCCGAACTCGCGAAGCATCTGCTTCATAGAAGCGGCCAGACTCATCTGCTTTGCGATGGTTCCGACGTCGACAGCATTCGCGAAACCGGTGACGGCCGCGTTTCCGTAGCGAGCCAGCCACGCATCGATCTCTGTAGGCTGAGTCTTCTTTTTGCCAGGGTAGACAGAGCCAATCGTCGCCCAGAACACGGCCTCGACGATCGCCTGGTTGGCGCCCGACACGAGGTCGTCTCGGCGCGTAACAGTCCCGAACGGAACGACGTCGAAGGTCCCGTAAAACGGGTGTTCGAGTTTCCCCGTCCCTGGCTCCAGAACCGCAGCCTCAAAGCGGGTCGCTTCGATGTCGCAGTTGGGGCCGTGGAAGATCGCGACGATTGGGTACCGACGCCCACCGACGCCAGTCCGCTGGATGAAGTCGCCGCCGTACCGCGGGAACTCGAAGACCGTTCCGCGTAGCTCGACCTCTCGCGAAACGTCGCCCGAGGCGAATGATACACGAGTCCCCTTCGGGCTCGTGTACGCACCACGAACGACTCTCGCCTCCCACCCTG